CAAGCATGGGTCCCTCACAACTAGGGAATGCTGTCCGTACCGTGCCATCAGTAATTTTGGTCAGGTGCGCATACAGCACATCGTACACCATGTTGATTTGCCCGCGCTCAAGGTGACTAGTCCTGCCTGCAGTGTCAGGGAACATGGCATTTTGTATCGCCTTCCACAGCTCCTTAACGCTCTGCTCTGTCCAGTCCACCTCGATGGTGTTAGGCCGGCCTGCAAATCCAATCTGTGACGGATAGCCGGCATTGTTTAGATCATCCGCCAGATTCCGGAAAAACAAATGCAGTGCATTATTCTGCAGACCACTGCGCGTGCGTTTAGTGCTCACATTAATTTTGAGCCACTTCTTGTCGCGCCACAAACTGCTGAGCGTGTTGAACGCATTAATAAAATCCATCTCAGTGCTAACAATTACATCTTTCATATTGATACCCTCAAATATTTATCTGCCAATCTCATGGCTTTAGTTTCTAGCCGCAGGAATCGTTTTGCCACTTCTGACTTTGGCCCCTCCTTTTCCCTGCGCCTTTGGTTCTCCGCAACGTACTCCTCTTTTGGCAACAGACAGTGCGGCTCGCAATATGTCCTGCCGGCTAACCTGCCCTTTAAGCACGCTCTGGCTACTGGACCATGCTGACTAAACTTACGAGTCCACTCAGCATACTCAGTAATACCATAACACTCACCCTCGATGAAGTAAGGGTGAACACCCTTAAACTCCACCATACGCATTTCATTGTTTGAATTATTTTTTACCATTTTACATCGCCCATGATCTATCAGTGATTTTATCCTCAATTGAGGATGCCTTAATACTATCCTTGCCTTTGGCCTGCTTGCGCTTTTGGTCACCCTTCTCCCAAGTCCTAACGCACGCCTGCCAATCTTGTACCGGTGTGCCTCCCTTCGTTTTCCACCCTCTTGCTCCATAGTAATCACAAAAATACTGACCATCGATGCCATTACCTCTCTGATTACAATATTCCTGAACCTCATCAACAGTTGGGCGTGCGCCTCTAATAGTTTTATTATTAGATTTATTATTACCCTTTTCTATTAATGTGGCACTTTTCTTCACGGGGGCATGGAACATTTCTTCATCCCCCCCATGAACATTTTTTCCACCCCCCATGAATTTATCTTCCATACCCAACCCAGTTTCAGTGATGTAGATATGTCTGCGCTGAATTTGGTTCTCATCCAGAAAGCACTGCACGTTGATGTAGCCGGCATCTGCTAACTCGCCAATCCACTTAGTGATTGAGCGCCTGCTTACATTGTGACGCTTCTGAAAGTATTGGTTGCTTGCCCAACAAAAACCTTGAGAGCTTGCCAGTCCAGATAGCTCACCAAATAACAGCCTAGCGTTTGCGCTCAGGTTTGTGTCGTAAAATACTGCCGCAGGTATGACTGCGAATAATGGTTTATTGTCCATACTCCCCCCACCCTATAAATACTGATAAAGGCACGCCAAATGTCTCTGACAGTTTTTGCATAGTCTGCAGAGTTGGATTGCCCTTCCCCTTTAAGTTGCTTAATGCGCTTGCAGTAATACCAGACCGCTCTGACAACTCACCATGACTCAAGTTGTACAGCGCCATCCCAATATTTATTGCTCGTTTTATGTCAAACATCTTTTTTCCTAGTTAGTGAATTTTCGCCAAGTATACGACTTGTTTCGATCTATTGCAACAGCGGCACCTAAAAATTAATTTCACAAAATGTGTTGCAATTGCAATTTACTGTGGTATATTGGCAAAACTAACCAAAGGGGACCACTATGAAACCAAATGAGTTTGACGACTATGCCAAAGGCGAGTATGACTGCCTGCAGGGTTACGATGCGTTAGAGAATCAGTCTGACGATTATTACAACGGCTATGGCGATCAGTATGCGTCTGAGCAAATCCAAAACCACATATCTGAGTTGGGGAGACTACTATGAAAAACTGGGATCAAATCAGAGAGGAGCTTAAAGCTCCTTTCGCTTTGAGCGTACTTAAATTCCGTGCAGGCGGTGGAGGCAAACAGTTAGCCTACATCGATGCCCGCGCTGTCATGAAACGTCTTGATGATGTTGTTGGCATGGAAAACTGGCAGTGCCACTATGAGGATCTGGGTGGCCGTGTTATCTGCCGGCTATCTATTCGTGTAGATGGCGAGTGGATCACCAAGTGCGATGGCGCAGGTGACACCAAAATTGAAGGCGAGAAGGGCGGTATATCTGACGCTCTCAAGCGTGCCGCTGTATTGTTTGGAGTAGGCCGCTATCTGTACTACTTGCCTGCCGGTACTACCGTCAACAACATACCATCATGGGCGGTGCCAAAATGAAATATGTAGCTGAGTCTGGGCACTGGTACACGCGATCAGGTGCCCCCGCATATACCTATGAGACCGGTTGCGGCAAAACCAAAAATACGACACTGCGAGAGGCCAGAAAGCTTGATCTGGTCCCTTCAGTGACATCCATTCTAGGCATTGCAGATAAGCCGGCCTTAACGCACTGGAAAATACTGCAGGCCATCGATGCAACATTTACTGTCAGGCGATCTGACTACGAGGATGATGCAAGCCACCTAAAGGCCGTTCTAAGCGAATCTAAGCGCGTTGGGCGTGAGGCGGCAGAAAGGGGCACGGAAATACATGGAATGGTTGAGAGCGGCTTTAAAGGGCGTTCAAGCACACCTGCTTACACTGCGGTCAAAGAGATCCTTGACGAGCTACACCCCAATGCCGTTTGGCGTGCGGAGGATAGCTTTTCTAGCCGCTTAGGTTATGGCGGCAAGATAGACCTTAGCTCTCTGTGTGGCGTGTTTGTGGACTTTAAGACCAAAGATAACTTAGCTGATAAAGAGGTCAGCAAGCTCGTATACGATGAGCACGGGATGCAGTTAAGCGCCTATGCTGAAGGTATGCGATTCCATAACCCTGAGAGAATCTCTATTTTTATTGATAGGGATGATCCTACCATCGTTAAGCATCACGTTTGGGACCGTGATAGCCATCAGAGACACTTGGCAATGTTTAAGGCCTTGCTGACTTACTGGCAACTTGCGAAAAACTACACTACTGAAACTGGAGAATAAATATGAATGTTTTAATGTTTACTGGTAACTGCGGAGCAGATATGGAAGTGCGTCACACGCCTAATGGCAAAGTGATTGGGTCTGTACCTGTTGCGTGCAAATCAGGTTGGGGCGATAATGAAAAAACCACTTGGGTAACCTGCAAGGTGTTTGGCGAGAAACGAGTACCATCGCTTGCAAACCTGCTCAAGAAGGGCGCACCTGTGACAGTGCAGGGCGAGTTTTCGCTTGATACTTGGGAGCATGAAGGGAAAAACTATAGTAAGGCCTGCTTGGTGATTAACGACATCAAGGTCCACTCGTCAGGCCCTCAAGAGAGTCAGGCACCTGCTCAGCAGGCAGTGACTCCACCTGCAACCAATGGATTCGATGAATCCGATATACCTTTCTAGGGAGATAGCTATGACTAGCAAGCAACGCAAAAAGAAGGTGAAAGAGGCGAACAAAATGGCAGACAAGGCCATCCAGAACGCCAACACACCTGACGCATTGAAGTCGATCAAAGACTTTATTTATACGCCACTCACTGTCAGCTACGGCCAGTTTATTCTGGCCTGTTTGTTGATCATTGGCATATTGGTTATGAGCTCAAAGTCAGAAGCGGCTTGCACCTATCGCACTGACGCACTGGGCAATACTCGATATAGCTGTGATGCAGGCATTAGCGGCACCTATCGGACAGATGCTCTAGGGACCACCAGAGACTCGCGTACAGGCACAACGTACCGCACTGATGTGTTGGGAAACACTAGGTCATCAAATGGCACAACGTGGCGTACAGACGCTCTAGGGACCGTGCGAGGATCAGACGGTACCACTTGGCGCAAAGACGCGCTTGGCACTTGGCGATCTAACAATGGAAATACCTGCCGCACTGATGCATTAGGCACAATGCGCTGTAACTAATTTTCCCCCTCGACCGCCAGATCTTTTTCCCCTTCAGGTTTGGTTAGTGACAGGTTTAGCCCACCTGTGGTCACAACGGGCTGTATACCGCATATGCTTTTAAATCATTACCCACTACCCTCTTACATCTGTACAATGCCGCCTCAATCAATCAGTGGAGGTAGTTGTGGTATTTTGTACGATAGTGGTGTTGGCGGGTTTGGCGGCAATAGCGAAAGACGATTTAAAGGGCTCCTTCTAGGGGCCTTTTTTGATATAATCGGACCATGAAAAAGAAAGACAGCAAGCTATCGAGAGCAGGCGTTTCTGGGTACAACAAACCTAAGCGCACCCCTAACCATAAAACTAAGAGTCATGTGGTTGTAGCCAAAGAAGGTGGCAAAACCAAAACAATTAGATTTGGACAGCAGGGGGTCAGCGGCTCGCCTAAGAAAAAGGGCGAATCAAAGTCATCTGCCGCTAGACGCAAATCCTTTAAGGCCCGTCACGCCAAGAATATTGCTAAGGGCAAAATGTCTGCGGCATATTGGGCGAACAAAACCAAATGGTAACCACATTTTCGCCAATATGGTGAATGTGTGTAGACTTATATACATTTTAATGTACGTTTAAATGTACATTGTATACATTAATAAGCACGTTGGAGGCTATTATGCCAAGAGTAGGTAAAAAGCATTACCCTTACACTAAGGCCGGCAAAAAAGCCGCCAAAAAAGCGGCTGAAAAAAAGGGCAAGAAAGTTACTCGCAAAAAACGATACTAGTAAGGCCAAGCCACTGGGTTGTCATCCCTTATATCAACGTGCACAAACTTACGATGCACACCTATTCCAGTAAACCCTAGAGCATATGCGTGCTTTTGTATTTGATAGCGCTGAGATCCACCAGATACAGCTATGTCTGCGGCAATCCCGCGAGTATGCGTGCCACCACCATTCGGTTTCTTCCGCTCTAGTGAGTGACTAGGCGACCTGTAGCCGCTAGTGATTGTAAACGGAAATCCGCACACCTCTCGCAGGTGATCTAGCTTCAGCAGAAAGGCCTCCTGCATTTCATTCTCGCCAGTCTCCTGACAATCAAATTCTTCAACCGTAAAATATTTAAGGTCCATTAGAATTTACCTCCCCAGACTCTGAATTTATCAAAGTCACCAGACAGCATTTTTTTGCGTATTATCTCTTTTCTGGCTTCGTTGTCATTATGCGCAACGCCTGCCTCTTTCATCCACTGGTCAACCATGAACATAGGTATGCGACCCACCAATCGATTTTCGCCTGTCACACCGGCTCCTGAGTCTCTGATAATTTTAGCCTGCTCCAGTGTAGGGTTAACATCGTACTGGCGCTGTACGGTAAACGTGCGGCCATCTGAGTCATAGTGCACCGTTTCTTTAAACTTATCTTCCATCGTTATCTCCAAACAAAAAAAGGGAGGCCGTAGCCCCCCTTAATTTTAACTAACTCTACCGGTTTAGCTAGTAGTGTTATCGGCAACAATGCCGCTTGCTTTCTCGTTCTTAGAGCAAAGAGTCAGCTCAGTAAGAATTTGACGCATAGACGAGTCACCAGTTTTTGCCAGAGCAACGCTCTTAGTTGGGCGCAATACCGCAACATCGAACATATCGTTCTGCAGAATGAAAACATCTCGTGAGCGGTTTTCACGGCTAGGCACAAACTCAACAGTGCCCCAAGGTGTAACGTAAACGTCAAGAGACTTAACAACCTTTTGATCGCCTGCCTGAACAGTTGAACGCTGATTGTTGTTGCCAGTAAAGCCAAGAGCCTTGTTCATCTGGAAAGGTGAAAGATAAACACGGTCAGGATCTCCACCGTTGGTCCAGATAGACTCCATCACATCATCGAAACGATTCTGAGTGAAAGCTTCCTGAGTACCGTCAGTACGAGCGTCAGTGCCGTCACCAGTAGGTGCCGTACCGCCAGTACCAACGTGCTCGTTTGTTGCAATCCAAGAGCCTAGACCTGCAAGCTTGCGAGCAGTAGTGCTGTTACCTGCAACTCGCTCTTGATTGGCAAATAGGGCCTTCTCAATATCGAGCTTCTGCTGACGAGCTTCTTTTAGCATTTGGTATGCCATTTCCTGCTTGCGCCCTGCCTTGTCTACGCCTTCCTCAGTGTCTGCAATAACAACAGCGTTTTTGAAGATCTGAGTGTAGTTACCCAAACGAGTAGTTGGCGAAACAGCATCTGCAGTTGTATCACTTCCCTCAACGTGCGCATTTACCGCTGAGCTACGCAGGGTATCTGTCTGCCACTCATGCAAAGTGTTTGTTGCTTTGGTTTTTTTACACGCTGTGTACAGGGGCGTGTCACTGGGGGTCACTGAGTAGATAACGTCAGCGAGGTCCTCACGCAAGCCCACTGCATCGTAGGTGTCGAAAGTATTAGTTGGTTGTGCCATGATAAAATTCCTTAATCAATTAATAAAGCTATAGCATCCTCTACGGAGCCGGTTCTGGATAAAGTTTGTCGTTGCTTTTTGCGTAAGGTTTTTTTGCTATCAGCTTTCTTGGCTCCAGACTTCACGGGCCGCTTTCTGCGGTTTGCCGGATCAGCCTTTACCTCTGCGGCCTTCTTGCCGTTCATCAGCTCTTGATAGCGCATAGCGTCATGTAACACCCGTATAGCACGGTGGTCCATAACTTGCCCTATCTCTGCAGGCTCATAGCCGTAAACGGATGAACCTACTGTCATTAACTGATCCCTGATGGCACTAGCTTTTTTGGCATCAGCAAAGTCTGGGATTACCTTTTGCAAAGTAGCCAGTTCATGCTGTATATACGCCTGCTGTGCCGCCTGAGTCGCCTGAGTTTGCTGTTCTGTTACCGCTTCCATTTTTTGCATCTGGTCATTGTATGCAACAACCTGCTCGTCATACTTGAGCTTTGCATCCATGTAACCAATAGGATCGGTTTCAAATAGCTCCCTTGTAGGCTCTACTGGGGGCGTTAATAGCTGACCTGTTTTGGCCTGCTCATAAACCTCTGCAATCTGCTTACGCTCATGCAATAGGGCATTATAGACTTCCTCTGTTGCCTTTCTGGCCTCAGAGACTTCCTGCATACCCTTTTGGATGTACTTCTGACCACTGTATCCTCGCTTCAAATCGTCAAGGGTTACAGCCTCGTTCTTGCCATCAACTTTGACGGTGAACAGTTGCTGTTCTTGTTCGGTTTCTGCTTCTTCAGTGTCTTGCTCATCCTCATCGGAGTCTCCTGCCTCCTCATCATCACCCTCTACTGGTTCTTCACCTTCGGGCTCTGGTTGCTCATCTTCCACATCCTCTGGTTCGCCTTCAACCTCGTCTGGTGTAGCCTCCTCAAGCTCTGACTCAACTGCTGTCTCGTCTTGTGGGGCCTCCGCTTCAGTTGTTGGTTCTCCTTCTGGCTGTATTAATGATGCAATGGCTCCCTCAATAGAGCCTTCTGTACTACCTAAAGTTTCAGTCGTTTCCACGGTACTAATCCTTCTGCTTTTTGTCGTAGATCGCCTCGTCTGCAAATACAGTGTTGAATTGACCTTCGATCAAGTTAAGCGCCTTGATTATATCATGCGCGTCTTTAATAGTCTCTAGTTGAGACTGGCTGTTCAGGAATACGCTTGTTTGCCTATCCCGAATGCTTTGCAAGATTTCCTGAAAGGTGTCATCTCGCCATAAGTTTTTTGCCAGTGCGGCCTTATCTTTTATGTTCAAAATCTACCGCCTGTAACAGCTTGCACGGGGGTGCTATCTGGGTATCGAGGTGCCGCCTGATCTGCCTTAATCTGTGCAACATCTACGGCTGTACCATACTTGCCCAAAATCTCTGCGGCATCCACCAGTAAGTCCTGATCCATTTGATCACGGTCACGGTCATCTGCGGCAATTGCCTTTTGCGCATCGATCTGCAACTTAGCCATATCAGACTGCGCCTTAGTCTGAGCTTTAATCTGCTCTGCCTGCAAGTACGCTTCAGGCTGTGTAAGCGCCTGCTGTTGTTGTGCGGCCTGCTGTTGTTGCTGTTGCATCAGCATTTGCTCTTGTTGCATATCCATAGGCAAGAAGTAGCGCTCTGCATTTGGCATTCCGTTCATCGACAACATATCGGCTAGGGTATTTCTGATCTGCGTCATCCCTACCATGCCGTTACCCATACCGTATGCTTGGAAGATCTGCATTTGTATCTGCAGGGTCTGCTGTAGTGCCGCCTGCTTTTGATCTTCGTGATTTGTGCCCAGTCCTACATTGACTGAGATATCCATAGACTTGTCCCATGACCTTGGATCAATGGGCTCATAGTTGCCGCCAGTGACTCGCATCATGGTGGCCTCATCGCAATTCTCAATGATCAGCTTGAGCATCAACTTAAACAGTTGGGTCATGCCGCCCTCTGCAAGATTGCGTGCCATGATCTCTGTCTGCATAGCCGCGCCTTGAACCGTAGCCGCTACCGCTGTAGCTGTTTTAGCCTGCAGTGCGTCAGGGTTCAGCCCTAAGCTCGCCTTGGAGATGCCAGTCTTATTCTCGATCTCTTGATCGTAATACTGGATAGCAGATAACGTCTGGCCGGCAACAAAGGGTATAGCCTGCGGAGTAACTGCTCCTGCCTGCTTGGTTCTGATAATACCGCCAATCTCGTTGTTCAGCAGGTCATCGATGTTAACCATGCCATCCACAATCTCAGTGCGCGGATTGTTGGTCAGGGCGATGTTATCAAGCACGCCTCTAAGCAACGCTGTGGCGCTGTCCTGATCGTTAACAATTAAGTCAGCAATAGAGGTGCCATAAAACGTATGCGGCTCAGGATCAACCTCAAACACGGCAAACGGCAAATGACCCCAGAGCTCCTTGTCGAGTAGCTTGTAGTTGTCCCCGCCAAGAGTTAATTTATGCATCTGCGGAATACCGGTGCCATCGACATCGATCTTCATATACAGCTCAGTAATCATTACCTTGCGCATAGAAGGGTCCATGCCCTCATCGTCATCGTAATCATCCATGTAGCCGGTGCGCTCAAAATCCTCTAAGTCTGTAAACGAATCTGCACCTGTGTCTGCTAAGTCAATTACATCATCAAAGTCAAAGCCCATCTCTACAAGATCGCCAACACGGATATCTGTTCTGTGACAAACAGCGTATGCATCCTCTAAACTTCTCGCGTTAGAGTCTACAAAAAACTCCTCTGGGGGTACGCTCTCTATTTTGAGATTGCCCATCTGCTTGGTGCGCATAATCTTTAGGTCATGGCGAGGCGCTTCCATCTCCATGCCCATCTGATCAACTTCAATCTCGATGCGAGTCGTATGCTCTAATACCTCTACGCCCTCATCATTGACAATGGCAGTAAACTCCATGTCGTTCAGGTTATCAAATTTGTAAGTCTCAGCGTCATAACTGGTATCCCAGTATCCTTTGACAATGCCGTTCTTCTTGAGCAGGGCATCATGGAATGCATCGTATAGCACCTGATAGCCTTTTAGCTCGTTGAATTTATGATTTACATATTTGGTAGCCTGCTCTGCAAATTTAACATCTTGCGGCTTGCGGGGTATGTACTCAACCGCATTATCGGTCTGTAAAAACACGCGCATTAGGCTAGGCTTGATTGCCCGTATAACGTCACGCACCTTGGTAGATACGACAGTCGAGCGGCCTTCTTCTTCACCGATATCAACAGCGCCTTCGTAATAACGCTGTGCCTTTAATCGATCAAATGCAATCTCAGACTCAACAAAGTCAACGCAGTCCTCAACGGCTGTTCTGGCAATGTTTTGAATTTCATCTTGCTCTAATGGTTTTAATTCCATCATATATACCTATTTTTACTCTGACTCTAATTCTCTGCCCGTGCCAACCAGTGCTCGCCTTGCAGTGTTAGCAATGAATGCAACCTTGGCCTCACTTAGCTGTTGACCGTTTAGCGCTTCCTGTATATATCTTAATGCGGCTTCTGCGTCAGCACCACGCTTTTGTGTAAGCCCTCGCACAATCTCACCTAACAGCTCGTTTTGCCTTGCTTGATATGCTTCCTCTGTTGCGCCTGTGACGTTTTGTATTATGCCTTTGAGAGAAGTAGGCACCTCAGCTCGCTTCATAGATTCAACAACGCTATCACGCACAGCAGTTTCCACTTTTTTGGCAAGCTCAATTCTTGGCGCTGTCGGTGAACCCTCTTTAATTTGCCCTTGCAGTTTTAAAGCGGATGCAACCTCATCTAGCTTAGGCCTCAATGCATTGTAGCCCTCATCGCCCAAAATAAGCTTTATCTTTTTAATGTTATTTGGCACAAATAATTCAGTTAATAATTTGTTGGCCTGCTTAATCTGTGTATCGCCACCCTGTAAAAAGCTTGTTCTAATTTCGCCAATCAAGTTGTCAATTTCCATGCGCAGGCTAGTTTGCAAAGCTGTGCGAGTTTCTAGATCCGCTCCGCGAACCAACTGTATCACATCTTCGACACTGGTTCTTGGTCTGAGCAATGCCCCGCTAGTTGCTAATGCACCCTGCTCTCTAATGGTGGACTGACCCAGTTCCAGAGCTCTGGCATATGTTGGCACCGCCTCTACAGCCGCATCCCTTAATTCAGTAGCTAACAGTGCAGTGCGCCTTCCCTGCTGTGTAACTTGTCCAACTCGATCTACTGAGTTTTTGGAAATGTCCTGCAGTGCCTTTTTAATCGCATCAACCTGTATTAAGTTGGGCATTTCTCTAAATGTCACGGTTCCATCTTCTGCAATGTCTGCCATGATCTGCTGATTAAATATTTTGTCTGTCAGCATATTTTTATTGGCCTGCTCTATCGCCTCACTCATCACTTTAGGCTCAATGCTTGATACACGGCCAAGCACGGCTTCAAGTTTCATGCCGGCAGGCGAGGCGTAATCAATAGGCGTATTAAAGGCCTCATCATATGCCTGCTTTCTTGGTTGCGCGGTCCTTCGTCTAGCGGCCTCCATTGCTGTCTGCTGACCTACTGGGGGTGGCCCTAGCGCCTCATCCATATATGTTGCTAGTCCCTGCTGACGCTCTACAACGCGCTCTGGAACAACCTGTACATTTCTTGCGGCCTGCGGTGACCCTAGATTGCTAGCGGCCCCTAACAGTCGCTGTACGGCAATATCTGCGTCTGCAATCATGCCCTGATCGCCCGCCCGCCTAATGTTAGCAATTGCCTCCTCCAGAGTAACGCCAAGGTTTAAGCTTTGCGCAATAATTACGCCTGCGTCTGGACTAACTCCTAGTTTTTTCGCTACGTCATTGCCAAACGCCCGTAGACCTTTCTCTGATACCGCCTGTTGTATAGTCCCGCCTAACATACCCAGAGGCAAGCCCAGTGCCGCGCCCCATGTTACGCCTGACTGTAATCCCTGTATTCTGCTTGGATCAGCGGGGCCACCCGTTCCGGACAAGTAGCCAGACGACCCGCCTTCTGATCCGCCAAACAGCAAGCCAGTGCCGCCATATTTAACAGCCGCCTCTGTTTTGCTAGTTGTGTTCATAACAGGCAGTCTAGATGCGCCCGCAATACCAGTCATAATGCCCGCTGTTTTGCCAAGCGCAGATGGAATTGGGTAACCCTCCTCTACACCACGCTTTAAAGACCTGATGGCTTCTGGATCACCTCCTGCAAGGCCCACCAACTCATCAAGCCCTTCGCCTGCATAGGGAATGCTCATCAAAGACTTTACAGCGCCTGCTGTTAATGGACTTTGTGTTGCACGCTGTATGTCTGCACTTTTTTGAAACTGCTGTGCAAGTAATGATCGAGCTTGTTGTTGATCGACATTGACATTGCCTTCAGGATCGACAACCGCAACTCTCTTGCCCTTTATATCTTGCAGGAATCGCGTTCCGTCTGGTAGCTCCATGATTGTATTGGTAAACGCTGACAGATCAACAGAGGTGTCCGCCTCATCTTCAGGAATGGTCCAAGGCAACCTCTCATCCGGATTCTGGATTGTCCACGGTTTTTGATCAGTCATATTATGGGCCTACTTTTTTCCAGTTGCTTTCAACCATGCGGTCACCCCCAAGGTACTCGTACCCATTAACGACCTGACCTACACTCAAACCAGACAGCGCGGTGTAGAAGTCAGCAAGATTTGGCTGTGGGCCTTCATAGCCACGGAGCGTGTAGTTTTTGTTAAAGTAGTCAGCCATGGCTTGACGCTGTTCCCACGCAATCTTCATCTGAAGGTATAGCTTTCTTAGGCGTGCAATATTTTTCTCTGGAGATAACATTGGGTTGTAAGCGCGTGCAATTAATTGCTCCCCTTCCTTCTCTGTAAACTGTGCGCCAAGCACTAGCTTTAAGTTGCTCTGCACCACTTGTTCAACTTGCTGTTTGGCATCCTCAGCATCTGGGTTAACGATCCCAAGCAACCCAAAATTACTCATCAAGCCAACGGCAGGGCCTGTTAGCGGATCGCCCTTCTCTAGATTCTGTAGCACGGTATGAATTTGTGCTATTTCAGATCCCATATTGGGGCCCCCGCCACTAGTCCAGTCAAGATGATCTTGTGCGTAGGCCTTATCTAGTGCCTCCAGACCTACCGGCTGATCGCCACCCAGATCAATCGCAACACCGCCACCGCCAACCTGAGACACCTTGCCTGAGTCTGACGCTACATTAAAGACTGCATTTGGCTCGTAAGCATCCACGCCCGTCATCTCGTTGATTTGTGCGCCAGTCATTTGCGTGTAAGTCTCTTTTGGCGCTCTTAGCCTAGCGGTCATATATGACTGTACATATGATTTTGCATTTGCAGGATCGGCTTCGATTAACTTAGCCACTTCTATAGCCTGTGGATCACCGCTTTCCATTAACATCTTAATTGTTTGGTTGGACTGATTCTTTAACGCTCTGACTGCAAGCATATCGCTAGCACGCTGTTGTAGCTGTGCATTTGGGTTGAGCGTCATCTGGTTAAATGCCGCGCCTAATGCTGTTAGCGTAGTAGGGTCTTTTAGCCCCTGCCCGATGCGCTGTAAAAAGTTTGGTTTTTTCTGTGGAGGATCAAAGGGCGCATCTGGAATGACGGGTGACATCATTGGCTGTGGTTGCACAGAGTTTTGGCCCTGCTGTATTAGCGCAGGGATATCTCCCGCAGTAATCGGGTTAACTGATTGATTGGGGTTTGTTAACAGCGCTTGGTTTGCACGCTTTAACCTTTCCTGCTCGATTAGAGCGTCTACACTCAAAATACCGTTAGCCATTGTATCCTCACATTCTGCCTTGTTGCTGAGCTCTCAATAAATCCATAAGCCCTGAGTTAACAGGCGTTAAATAATTTGTTGGTGCCGCCTGCATTGGTGTAAAGCCTGCGCCCTGAATCAATCCAAGCATCTCTGGGGCCACCGGACCGGCTGATGGCATTGCCGCATACATCTCAGCAAACTTAGCAGGGTCAAACGACATACCCTCTCCGCTCATGCCCTCTTGAACCATAGCAAGACCTTCTGGAGATGTACCTGCGTCAGCAATAGCCTGCGCTACATTATCAATGCCTCCGTCTGGAGTTACCCCTGACATTTTTGCTGTGATCTGCAGGTTTTCAATTGGTCCTGCTGTCGCGGTCATTCCTGCCATATCCTCTGGCTTTACCATCTTGGCGCTCTGCATGATTTTGCGGAGCATATCCTCTCTAGTCATATCCATCACATGAACGCCCCTGCCGCACTAGCTCCAAGCGATAAATAGTCAAAGAGGCCGGGGTTTTTGCTAGTGGTTTGAGACTGAGGAATCGGTGATGCGCCAAGTGCCTGAGACACATAATTGATAGTCTCTGCAGGCGCTCCAGTGTAGCCGGCAAATTGTTGCTTAGCCGCATCGATCAACTGCTGTTGTGCTAGCTGTTGCATATTGCCTTGGTTCATCAGGTTCTGCTGTATGGTCTGACCCATACCAAATCCTAAGTTGCCAATGTTGGCTAGTTGCTGTGACGCTCCAAGCATTCTGTTAGCCGCCTGCTGACCTGCCGCCTGATTAGCCAAGTCTGCCTGCATGGTCCTAGCGATATCTGCCTGAGCCGCCTGCTGTGCTTGGTTGAATCCGGCCTGACGCAAAGACGCTGACTGCTGACCAATCGTGCTTAGTGCACCACGGCCAAGCTCGCCCATAGCAACGCCATGTCGAGAACCGCCAAATGCTCCTGCTGAGCCCATCTGAGCGCCTAACTGGTTTAACCCGATCTGAGCATTGCGCATAACGTCTGCCGCCTGAGCGTCTACTACAGACTGAGTATAGGGGTTCTCGTATGCCGCTAGGTCTGTGCCGGCTAACTGTCCTGCCTGCACTTGCATAGGCTGATACGCGCCTGCCGCCATCGTGCCCTGCATACCGCCCTGAATACCCTGCATTGCCAGTTGATTGACGTTAGGGCCTGCCGGTGCGGGCGCTGTCATAGTATTAGGCCCTTGAGCCTGAGCCATCGTGTTTGGCCCTTGTCCTGCCATACCCATTAGCTGAACCTCCCAAGATTAAGTGGTGGCCGCCCATATGGCATATTAGGCGAGCTCGTTGATTGAGTCCCACCGCCAAACAATGCATCGTATGCCGCCTGCTGTTGTGGGTTGCGTGCCGCGAGCTCTTGCTGAGCCTGCTCAAACATTGGAAACGCAGAGTAACCCATCATGCCGCCTGCAAACTGTTGTGCTTCAGGCATACCCTCTAGAGGCGAGGATGGTGCCGCCAAACCAAACGCTTGAGCCGCATTAATGTTTTGTTGCATGGCTTGCGTCTGCGTAGGATTAAATGCCGCTAGGTCAGGACCCATGTACGGCATATAGCCTATCTGTTGCGCTTGCTCTGCCCGTGCTAGATTTCTGATTGTGGGCTCTTTTGCCCAGTCTGGAATGCTTGCTTCCGTTGTTTGGCTACCGCCTTTGCCGCCACTCATTCTAAATCTCCTGCGCTAATGTAGTGAAAGACTCCTTCCACCCTTTATCTTTTAAAACTCTAGACCACCCTTTGCGGCCCGCTATACTCATTCCTGAGCAACCCTGAGACTTTGCAAACTGTACTGCAGAGTCGTTCATATCGACAATCTGCTCCATCTCTCCACCCGCTAAAAAAACATGAAATATCTTTTTCTGCGGAAAAACAATTATCTCTGTAACCGCACAGCCTTTTTCGGCAGGCCAAAATTGATATCTGAGGTTGTGTATGCCCTCAACAATATCGTTCCAGTTGTGCGTGCCCCCAGAGTATTCTAGGGCGCTCTCAATCCAATCCTTACAGCGTTCTAGCTCATCATTGATAGTTGCGGCCATTTGTTAAACCTACTCCTTAGATGCGCTGATTATACCATTATTGGCGATTGCGAGTTACAGTTAAATGTATCGCGTCAGACCTTGGCGCAAACGCTGTGGCAGGGTCTGAGTCTAACCATAATGCCGTATCATCGACAGCCCAATACGCCTGCACATACGAGTTAGCCGGCACCTCAATCTGATCGCTAACAGATAACACGCCATAGGCTCCATTATTATGGACCGTCATCCTCTCGCTATGGTCTAAATTTGTGCCATTTACTTTTAACCAGTAGTAAACGGTTTTGCTTGCCGCGCTTGAGCTTTTTAGCTGTACATGGCCTGCAATATTATAAATTCCTGCCTCTGCCATTCTAATTTTAGTGTTGTCTGAGCCGTCTATTGATAAGCCGCCATTAGCGCTGACGCTATTAAACGGTATGGCATATGCAGTATTAGCACTGGTTGCTGTTAAGCTTCCTGTTTGCGTAAATTCACCATACCCATCTGCTAGTACAATTTGTCTCCACTCATTGTTTTTAGAGATTACTGGGTAGCCTGTTCTATCCCACAAGATTGTGCCATCTTCATTTGCAGAATCTCCTGCAACATAAAAAGCCAGTTTGCTTTTTGTTCGCGTCAAAAAGTCATTAAGTCTCTCAGCCCACCTACGGTATTCAGTCCTACCCGCTGAAGGTGGCCTTTCTGCTAGACTCATCGCTCACCGCCTGCTGTCGCATTGATGCGCATGGTTCCTGCCTTCCAGTCATTGAGCTCAACACCAGTAATACGCATTCGCACTTGCCTGCCTTGGAATCTAACGCCAGTTGGGTTTAGCATGGTAAATGGACCGTGCGAGTATTCTGTCGATGTTGGGTAAAATCTGGTTTTAAAGGTTAACGTGATATCCCCCAAGTTGCTTTCGTCAGGAATAATCTCGTTGACCTTCATAATTTGAGCGCCATCGCCTATAGATATAGGCCCGCTCTCTACAAATGGCAGATCGCCATCATGCGCATAATTTAACTCGTGATTGTATACATCGCCATTTGGCGCAAACCATATTGGGTTTGTAAACACGCCCAAATCTATTGCAGATGTACGGGATAACGTACCGATATTCCAGTGCTGTTCTTTGTAGTCGTAAACAACGTATCGGTCATTCTCATTGCTCGACCCGCTTGGATAGAACCACCACAGCTCATTAAACTGGCTGTTATCAACGCAGGTCACCTTAGACTGCTCTGCCTTGTTTATGTCCTTAAATACATAATCATGTACATCGCAGGGCATCTCAACTACGGCTGAGCCGTTGTATGCAAAAAACCCATTATAACCCATCCAGAATGCGCCCTCATCGATAGCTATTGCGCAGTGCCGGCTTATCGCTCCACAGGCTGTGCCTACCCTCTCAAACCCGTAAACTACGGGAGGACCGCTGTACGTTGCCGCATGAGCGTCTGTGGTGGTCAGGATTAGTGTTCTACCTCTGGTGTTTATGCCTAACTGTATTTCACCGCTTGACTGTAGCTCGATGTCGCCTGCTTGGTTTATTGCCGTAGGGGCCCAGTCAGTATTATCCTCACGGTCACACCACTGCACCTTGCGCGGATTTCCTCCTGCACCTAGAGCAAACAAAAAGCGTTCTTCAGTAACTACCAAGGCACTGTTATCTATCGGAGCATTTGCAATGACTGCGGCAGGATTCGCGGTGTTTAGGGTCCACTCGTATAACTTGCCATCACTATTGGCGCACGCTACTAAATACTCGCCCCAAGTATCTACCGCCCATGTTGTAGCTTCTAGGCCAATGTTATTGCTAGGGCGCTCAACACCAAACAAACCTAACCCAAAATAATAACCGCCAAACCCAATGTTAGGTTCAGAGTCGATTGTGCCAACAGTATAGCCGGCAGGGGTAATATCGGTTTTTACGCCCACACCGGAAATGTGCCACAACTTGTTATATGTGCCTGCGGCAATGTGAGGATTAGAGCTATTGTCTATCCAACTAACTGATCCTCTGGCCGGAGCCGCTATGTTAATATCAACCGGACTCGCGCTGTTGGTAATATCCTGACGCTTTTGCCATCCACCAATAGGGCGAACGGCATTATTCTCCCAACGTATAAAGTTGGCATCTCGCCATCGATTAGCTGACTCTAGATCAGTACCGTGCCTGTAAACTCCCGCAGGAATTTTTAAGCTAATTAAAGGCATTTTACTTCCTCATGTTCATTATCTTGTCAGCGCCTTTAATGCCAAAACTGGCAGACACTGCGATAAACAATAAATATTGATACCAATCAGGCAGATTATTTAATGCGGCAAATGCCTGCTCAACTCTATGTATTATAGTCATGTCATCTACAACTATTGCATAGCCAATAAAGAACAGGGGCAAGCTTAGAATAATCGAAAAAAATTCGTCTTTCCATGATGAAGCGGAAGCGTCTGCCATCTTTGCTTCCCAGTCAGCATCATTCTGAATCACATTCATTTTAGCTTCATGTTTTGCCTTTGCCTGCTCTGCTTTGTTTTTCAAAAAGCCGCCTGCCAAATCTGCAATAGGGCCGATTAATAATTTCAACATCACAGCACGCCTTTCTCGATCAAAAATAATCCAATGATTAAAGGGTAAATACCCCAGAGCATAACCTCAGTTTTTTTAAACCGCTCACTGCCTTGATCCAGTCTTTTTTCTATGCCTTGGCACCGCTCACTGATCATCTCCATGCGTACAGAGCACTCACGCTCATGGGCCTCCAACCTCAATATTGCCTCCTTAACTGTTGCCATTGATCGCTCCTAGCAGTGTCGCAAAAATTTGATAGCTTGCGTAAGCCAAGACAATAATTCCACCTACTTGCACGCTATTCCAAAAGAATGCTTTGCGCTTTCTCTCTTGCGCGTAAATAGTTTTCTCTCGCTTCTCTCTGATGCTTCGCCTGAGAGCCGTGAGCTCGTTATAGCCCTCTGGTCCGTACTGGTACATAAGCAAAGTGCGGAGCTCTTTTTCTTGGGCCTGAATTTTTTTCTGGTGAGCATATATCTGCATTGCTTCCTGCTCAACAGATTGTGATGCAACAATTTTCTTAAATAGGGGTGGGTTTTCTGCCCTTCTCTGACATTCATTTAAATCACTTACTGCTCCGTACCAACGCCCTACTTGCGTCAAGGTATCTTCTACATCGCGCCCTGCTTCAACCATGCGCTTGATTGTGCCAAACGCATTAGTTGCAATACTTATTGCAGTGACCGGATCAATCATAGTCCTGCCGCATCCAATCTAGCCTTCAGTGCATCGTTCTCTGCCTTCAGGTCTTTGATAGCATTGATCATGGCGAACGTAATCGGTTGCATATCAATGTTGTAAAGCTCAGTATCTTCAGCATCTTCCTCATTTAATTTTGCTTCATACGTTCCGATAGCTTCAGGGAAAATTGGCAGTACATCCTGTGCAATTACACCAACATTGTCTTGGCTAACTTCAGTCTGCCCCTTACCGTTAAAATCATATAGCTTTGTGTTTAGCTGACAGATTTCATCCAAGCCTTTGTCGTAGTCCCTGATGTTGTCTTTGGTGCGCTCATCGGAAGTGTTAGTCCAGTAGATACCACTCGACTTTGCGGCATTGCCGTTTACTTGAAGGTTGTACACTGGGTTAAGCATATTTACGCCAACTAGCGCAGTCGTAGCCCCAATATTTTTTTTGACGACAAACGCAGTTGCTCTGTTAGTATCACTTTGTCCACAGCCAACAGCAAACAGGTGCGGTATAGTGTTTTGCCATTGATTCCATTGCCCCACCACAACCTGCCCAACAGCATTACCGTTACCTGAAGTTACAGGTGTAGTAACACCTTTACCAAATGCAAAGTTAGCCTCCGCATCACTGGCGGTAGCACCATAACCAAATGCCATGCCTCCATCACTGAAGCACAGAGAATCGTTGCCTCCCGCCATGCCGTTATTTTCATAGACCTTGCACTCATACCCCATCGCAAAACCTTGGTTTGCAGACCTCCCCGCAGGTGGCGATGTTTGACCTACCTCACAGAGCGCACCAATAGCCATGCTGTTGTTGGCATTTGTGTGGGTCATATTGCCGCCACCCAATGCAAAAGAGTTGATGCCATATGCGCGGGTTTTAACATTTGCCCATGTTGAGCCAAACGCAAAAGAGTTTGTGCCACGCGCCTCGCACTCATATCCCCCAACAAATGAGTTGTCTGCACTTGCTTGTATGCTAGTCTTATATCCAGAGACCAATCCAAAACTTGAAAGCGCAGAGTTAAGGTTACCCGCAACTAAGTTGTTATCTCCTGTGACAGTCTGATTAGAGCCGCTGATTGCGTTTAGGGTAGCACCGCTTCCACAGTCATTGTCATAGCCAGAGATAAGATTCAGATCGCCATCGTTCTGATGCTCCATTCCAACTACCAACGCGCCATAACCTGCGTTTGTACAGTTGTCTCCAATGACAGCGGATCGAGTAGAGTTGTTGGTTACATTGCCTACTGTGATTCTGCCGGTGGCTAACAGATCCACAAACTCAACATTATCGGTTGTAGCTAACCCCTGATTGATTGCTTTAACAGCGGCTTCATTAGTCAGCTCAGAATCCATTAAAGCGCCTGCGGCAGTGACGTTGGCAGTGTCGGTTACATCTGCAAGGGCCTCGATGCCGTCTAGCTTCGTACCGTCAACAGACACATCTCTGCCATCTACGGTAGAGCTCGCGGCCATAATAATGTTGTCGCCTGACGATACAGATATACTGGTGCCGCCAGTCACAGCGCCCAAGGCCAGTGTCTGCGCCAAGGTTTCATTACCGCCCGCACCTGCATTTGCCCAAGTAAATGTGCCATCACCATCTGACTGCAATACTTGGCCGGCAGTGCCGTTACCAGATACATTTAGTTGCAATGCGCCAATACCATTATCTGTAACGCTAAACTCATTAGTCGTTAAGGTCAGGCCTGTGCCTGCAGTATAGGTGGTGTTGTTATCCGTGCTATCGATAGTAAAGTTGGGGTAGGTGCCGGTAACTGTTGTTGCGCCAGTGCCCGTTAACGCCACAGTTTGATCCGGTGCGTCATTGGTAATAGTAAAGCTAGGATAGGTTCCGGACACGCTTATAGATGTCCCTGCAGTCAGCACAACCGTCTGGTCAGGTGCTGTATTGGCAAACTCCGTGCCTGTCAGGCTGAGTCCTGAGCCTGCCGTGTAAGTAGTATCTGTGTCATCGGTCCAAATGGCGTTAGCGCCTGCACCTTGAGACTTTAATACCTGACCTGCTGTACCGGTGGAACCGCCAAAACTAACAGTGCCGGTGAAAGATGCATTTTGCAGGTTCGTAGAGCCGCTTAACAGACCGTCTAAGGCCGTTAAGTTAGCATTGAGCTTAGTACCCCATGTTCCGTCAGAACCGTCTACTTCGGGCAGTACAAAGCTATATACGGGAGTAGTAGTGTCAGCCATTAAGAGACCCTTTTCCAACGATAAACAACGATATATGGCTGTAGGTTATTGTGAGCCTGACTACCGCCTGTGTAATTTGTATAGGCTGTATTACCTGTGTTTTGCGTGTCAGCGGGTTTACCCTCACCGGTAGTGCTAACACCCGTTGTCATGCTGTGCCTGTGACTTGGCATTTCATCAATAGTTAGGGTGTGCGTTTTAGCACCGCCAGTTTCACCGTTGACGTTAAACTCAGCCTGACCTGTGTCAATACAAACGGTTACGCGCCCCTGACCAAATAAAGACCATGTGCCAACGCCAAATGTGGTTGCAGGGTTTTCCGTGCTTGTGGTTTCGTACAAACAGCCTGCCGGATAAACAATGTTTGCAACCTGAGCATTTGTTAACCCGCCACTAGTTGCTATTGAGACGTTGCCTGAGCCATCCATGCTCGTACTGCCAGTTATTGTCCCTGTCAGAGAAATAGTGCGAGCGGTAGTCCATTTGTTAGCCTGAGTGGCAGTCGTAGCTGTCGTAGCACTTGAGGCGCTACCAGTCACGTTGCCTGTTACGTTGCCAGTCACATTACCTGTCAGGTTGCCTGTAATGCCCCCTGAAGCCGATACGGTAGTAAAGGCACCTGTTGATGCGCTGTTAGCTCCCACGGGCGTACCGTCAATTGAGCCGCTGTTTATATCAATGCCAGTAATAGGCTGATCACCACCCAACAGATCATCAAGCTTCTCTGTGTTGGAGTTTAAATCGCCACCCCATGTATTTAGGTCAGCGCCTACCGTTGGCGTGATTAAAGAATAATTTGTTGTAGCCATTTAAGTGGTCCTCAAGTCCTCGTATCTTGCCAGTCTGCATCTGACACTGTTTGATCAGTCCATACTGATGGTATTAATGTTGCGTCTTGCCATGTTGCCGGATTGGTTGGCGTGTTATCCCAAATGTTAATTAAGTTAGCCGTCATTAAAGACTGCGTGACAGACTCCAACGCAATCAACTTTAACTTGCGTAAAAATGCCGTTGTTGCACTAACGCTGTTAGAAGCCAAGTACATATTGGGCGAGCCCTCAGTACCGTATACTCCATAACTGTAATAAAACTGCCCGTACTTCATGTGAGCGTCACATCTATATCGCCTATCGAGAAGCGGACAATATCTTCATCTAGAATTGTGCGTGTCTGCTGTAGGTTTGCAGAAATCAACATATTGCCACCGGTTAATGCGTCATGTATTCCTGCGTAGTTTACTGTGCCCCAATCCGCTGTTGCCTGAAACTCTACGTTATTTGTGTTCGCACCTGCAGAGGCCGTTACAGAAAATGCCGCAGACTGACGGGAGTAACCGGAGCCTGTAACCTCAGAGCCACCGCTCAACGGGTCACCGTTCCATAGCGAGACATACAATGTAGTAGGTGCCGTGTATGCCGTGTTAGTCAGCACATGGTCCAACAATTTATTTTCTAAATACGGGGTAAAGCTCATCTCTCTCTCCGGAAGGTTGCAGAGTGGCTAGTATCTAAACCTCTAATGCGGGTAGCCAAGCCAGTGCCAGAATACTTAGAGTTATCAGACTCTTGATTGAGTCGCTGTACTGCCGCGCCATATAACTGGGCCCAAACAGTCACTCTAGGATCTTCTGCCAAGTAAGGCGCAGAGTGTAGCAGACTGCCGTACAAATAAATGTCTGGCGCAGTAGATATAACCCAGTTAGTCAGATCAGTATCAGACAGCGCAGGGATCTTCTGTATGTATACAAGCTCAGTCGTAACACTGCTAGATGGTGAAGGCCAAACCTCAAACTGGTCCTCTACGTTGCTGTAGTATCTGGGCTCTCCTGCAACATCGTTACTGTTCGATCTTCTCTGGTCCATTGCCGCTGTGCTTAAAAACTGCAGAGGTCTGGTCCCGTTGCCTAGCACTGTAAATCGAATTGTCTCAACCCAATCTGCAGGGCGAGTCAGGTACTGATCATTAAGAGTAGCCGTTGCGCGGTTCTCCATTTGCCAGTGACGGATATCACGCGCCATTTGCGCCTCTGCCAAACTGATAAAAGTTGGTATGACAGCGGTCAGGTCTTGACGGTTTAGAAAGTCAGCAATGCTAGACTTCAATTCTGTGTAATTTGTTAGTGCCATTATCTACTCCGATTAAGGGCCGATTTTAACATTTTTACTGCAATAGTCCTACAGGCTGTCTAACATCAATTGCAGGGGGTGGCGTGTCTACGAGCTCACCTTCAAGCGGATACATCCTGCCTAGCAGTCCTTCCTTGCCTTTTGTGCCTACTGCACGCCTAGCTTTGCCTGCAAGGCCAAACCCGTACAGGCTAGCAACGAGTGCGCCCAGATACCCTAGTCGCGGCATCACTTCTTCCTGCACCGGTTCAGGCAGTTGCTTGTACGCATCGATGGCGGGCTGTACAGTTTCCGCTATTTCCTGCTTGACGGTTTTGTCATCCGAACCTTTATACTCAAGCGCCCTACCTAGAGGCTCAACCACATAGGTTTGCATCCCTTGAGCAATTGTATCCATGACCTTGTTGTAGCCTTCTGATGGATCACCTAGCAAGCTTTTGCTTTGCGTAACATCTTCATAAAATGTTGAGTCCGGATTAACAACCATCGGCACCAATCCAACAATTAGCTTGGCAAAATTTTCAGTTTCTCTGGCAATAATTTCTCCTGCCAATGGACCTTTGCTGTTCATGCGTTTCTCAATGAGCTTGACCATGTCGTCATACTGCTTGCGCCTTTTGTCGATTGCACCGCCATAGCTCGACAGGGCATCTCCCCGCGCATTCTCAGCCATTATCCTGTTGATCAAACCAGTGTCTTGTCCGACTCGATAAAAGTCATCATCAAGGGTATCTAATGGGTCAGGCGTAGTCCGCAAGAGCTGACGCTCAGGTAAGACGCTTTCTGTCTCTAATGGCGAGATATCGCGGTAGCCTGTCTCGCTGAGCACTGCATCTCTGTTCTCTACGTTGCGGGCCTCTACCTCACCGCCAAGGTTCCTGTACATATCCATTGGCGCATTGTTGCCCACCTTTTCAACTTCAGCCCTGTAGCGATCAACCTGAGCCTTTTCAGTGCGCAGTTGTTGCAACTCATTCATCTCTCCCAAAGTAATTGCAGGGTAGCCCATTGCGTCTTTCTGCAGGTACGCTTCTTCGAGCTCTGCAAGGCGTGCGAGCTTTTTACCTTTACCATTAAACTGCAGGCTTAAAGTCGCCATCTCTTTAAACTGCTCTGGACCACCTCCACGAGCAAAGTTTTCTCTAGCCTGTATTGCGTGCTGTAATTCATGCAGTAAAGTTGCTCGCTGTTCAGACGGTGAGCTCAGCCCAGAAATAACAATTTCTTCTGGTCTATACTCCAAACTATCTTTGTCAACACCACCCTGCCAGTAGTATCCCTCGCCCTGATTAATTTTGTTGTCTATGGTCACCTTGATGTTTGAAAGACTGCCGCCAAGCGTTTGTTCACCGTCTAGTATTGCGCCCTCATCATATTGATAAACTAGCTCCCGTTCTCTTGCCTCTTTCATTTTCGGGTCTAGGTCATATTGCAGTAAGAGCTCATCATCATCGATAACATTGCCTACGCTTGTCTCAACAAATGACTTGCCTGCAGGAATCTCTGGGAACGCTATCTTGGTTTTAGTGTTAGGTATTTCTGTGCGCCACTTGCCATCTAGCGGCCCCTGATACCAACCAGTCTTTTGGATAATTTCTTCTGGAGACAATCCCTCTGCCGCCATTTTGATTGCCATGCCTTTAAGGTCTGCGCGGCTTGCACCTAGTACAGACATCTGGCCTACAATGCTTGCGTCACTTTCTCCGCTTGCGCCTGCCGCCAATATTCCTGTAGCAACACCTGTAACCGCCTTGCCTGCACCGCTAGTACCTTTTGGTTGCACGGTCACATTGTCATATACGGGATGCGTTTTGCCTCGCACCTCGATCTGCCCAACAACATTACCTAGCACAACCTCACCCTTCATGGTGGGCCGCAGTCTAGGCTCATCTTTGGACATAGGATAGCGCTTTAGGTTTACGCCTTCTGGGTAGGTAGATCCAAGAGAATAGTAATGCTTACTACCATCTTCAACAGAGACTAGGCTGAAGCTTTTATCTGGGTTAGGGTCAAACCCTTCAGGCACCTCAGTCCACTCCCAACCCGCTGACTTCTTAAATAGGTTAGACTTGATTTGACGGCCTTTGGTAGCAGGCAAACCTGTAGCAGACTGACCAGACACTTGGAAGCTTGGCTTGCCATCTGGTGAGATCGATATCGATGCGCTGTCAGGGTACATACCAGAGACATCACGTTGTCCCTCGCCCATACTGAGGTATCTGCCGCCACGCTCAAAGTCACCCTGCAAGAACGGCTTGTATGCTTTGCTCTCAGGATCAAAGAATCGCTGTGGTGCAGGCATGATTGAAAGAGGATCACTGCCCCTAACAGTCGGTGAGTCTAGCAACCCAACTGCTAGGTTCTGCAGGTCCACCGCCTCCCCGTAGTCATCAACCATGTTGGGCGATACAGGGGTAGCAAAATCACGGTCTAAGGCCATAAACGAAACGTCAGGGCGACCACCCTGATACTTGCTATACACGGCCTCATCCCAAGTTGATGGCGCTTGTGTTGGATCGAATGGCAGTCTTGAGGTTTCGCGCATACCCATTGTGGCGTACATATTGGGTAGCACTGTGTCGAATGCGTCTAGCTTTTTGCCGCCTTGCTCGATGCTATGCATAATCAGATGCGGGCCAACACCAATGTACTGACCCGTTGAGAATGCTGAAACAATGTCACCGTCTGGCTTGAGAGCGTAGCCTGCACTGCCATCCTCAGTCAGGAATAAGCGCATATCCTTATATTCGTCTACGCTGTAATCAAAAACAGAGTCACCGTACTTGCTTGACTCTTTGCCTGCTAGTATTTTCTCTCTAAATAATTGTGCGCCTTCATCGGTTGGCTTTATCTCGATGAGGTCTGGCGTTTCAACGCCAACTTCTGTCGTAGCGCCTTGATACTCCTCTGGGAAGGTATACCGTGAAACTCCTTCAACTCCTCCTCGATCTCCAATCGTGACCGTTCCTGCTTTGGAGGTGTCGAATAGTGGTGTGTCAAACTCGCTGACTTGTCGTCTAAATTCGTCATAAATTCTGGCTCTAGCTTCTTGCTCCAAGGTCAGGAATGTCTGACCCCCTCTGCCCGACATTATATCACCTTCTGTCAGCGGCTCACCTGTTTCTTTCTTCTTCTCAACCTTTTTAATTTTGCCGGCTATGTCTGCAGTGTTTTCAACCACACCTGTTAGCACTGCGGCTTCTGCCTCCTCACCGCTGTAACCCATGCCTGCCGCAGTAACCATGCTTCCTATAAGCATAGTCAATGGATTTTTGTTTGTTGGAGGTCTGGGGCCAGTTGAAGGGGTGTCGATCTTAATGCCTCTATCCTCTGCGGCACGCAGATCTTTGTCAGTAACAACTTTGCCCAAGTCCTCTGGGGTGATTATTTTAGATGTGTCAGACCATTGTAGTGATCGACTGGTTAGCGGTCTGCCAGATCCAGTGCGTCTGTCCTGCAGTAAGTCATACGCTGTAATAGGCTGATCTAAAACGCCCACGGGCTCGCCAAATATAGATGCGTTATAGTCAGGGTTGTTGTTTAAGGCAAACTTTGCACCCACATCCAACAGCCCTACATTGCGTAACTGCGCGTGCTGATTTACACCTAACTGCCCCTGCCGCGCTGTAGCCACCCTTGCCTGCCCTGCACTTAGGCTTCCCTGATTTCGCAACTCACGGTCAATAGCATTGGTTAGCTCCATCCTTACGCCCGCAGGGGTAGCATCCCAGATAGCCATAGCATCAGGATGGTCACTGCCACGCCATGCAGGTATTCTGCTCGCAATCATTTTGTCCATTTGATTGACGGTGCTCTGAGGAGCGTTAGCGAGATTGTAGTTGATCATGGTCTTGCCAATGCCGGTATAGAAATCACTAGACTTTCCAAACCCGCTGTACGGCAACAAAAAGACATCTTGCCCGCCAGTATTTTTCTTGAGCTTTTCAGCACGCTGTATAAATTTGTTTACAACGCCCTCGTCACTTTTCCATAGGCTGTCACCATAGAATATGTGATCGATACCGGTGTTTAAATCTACGGGTCTGGCGAGCGGCTTATTGCCTATACCTGCAAGCGTCACACCGTGAGCAGTAACATCAGACTCAGGAAACAAAACACCACGGCCCTCAAGATCAGACAACTTAAAAGTGGGTTGTTCTGTCCTGACATCGTTAATGTAATTAGGCGCAAAAAAAGGCTCTACGTTTTTGCCGGTGCTGTTGCTGAAGCGGTAGTTAACATTCTCTGCAGGGATTATTGGCTGATCCAAAAGCTTGTCCAAGCCAATCATGTTTAGAATGCCATCGATTCTATCTCTTGCCATCGTGCCTACTCAGGTTGTGCGTGAATGGGGCCGATTATACCACGTTTAAACGATGCCCTGAAGGTTACGCCTGATAGGCTCTCCCCAGTCATTTGTTGGCCTGTAACCCACTGCCAGATACCTAAAAGCGTCTGCACAGTGCGAGGTCCAATCATGCAATGGCTTGCCGCGCCAGACCATGTTCTTATCATCGTAATCTCTGCGGTACTGCCTGAGCGCATCAACGCCACGCTCGCATTTCTGCAGGTCAAACCAACAGCGGCCTATCATGGTTCTAGCCGCCTGTATGCCATCATCAACGCCTAGCTGTGGAGCAATAGTAACCGGCCTTACTGCCAGTGTATCGAGAGTCTCTAGCCTAGACTTGCCTGTGCCCATCTCGCGGACCCTGACATCGTGCGGCAAGATATGGCTCTCGTAATGGTACCCCTTGTCTGCAAGCACCTTGGCATAATGATCCAGACCCACGCCACTGCACTCATAGTAGTCTATAAGGCGCACCTCTTGCCCTACCATCTGCGCAAACCAAATAGCAGTGCTATCGCCTACCCCTAAATCCCAAGCCGTTACAACGCCAACAGAGCGCTCGTATGGCACCACAGTAAGCCGGCCTTCGTTGTTTGCTGAGCGCATTTCTTCAGCGTAATAAGCACCGTCTGCATGGATCAGCATATCGCCATTCCAAATGTGATCATAAAGGTCAGGGCGCTTAGCCTTGTCCTCTAGGCGCTCGTTATTCAGCACTGTCGGGAAATACGGATTGTCCTGCCAGTTGATCTGGACTATCTTGCTATCTGTCGGAGGATCGATTCTGAAGCGTCTGTGCGTAGCTGAGCGCTTTGTCTCAGGGTTCCATGTGACCCATATCTCAGAGCCCTCCTCGCGCACTGTAGGGATTAGCTTCTGCCATGCGCTGTCTGACACCCCCTCTGCTTCATCTACCCATGCAAGGATAATGCGGGCCTTTGACTTAATGCTGTCGAGGTTCCTGCGCAGTCCAGAGAACACATAGTTGATTCTGCCATCACGGGACCTGACAAACTTCTCGCCAATCTCGTAATAAGAGCTGAGCCAGTCAACGCTACGGATAGCTGATTTGATTTCTTCTAGACTAGACTCATCAAGAGAGTTTAAGTGCTCACGGGCGCAGAGTATCTGACCGGTCCCGCCACTCATGCCCCACTGGTATCCTCTCACTGCAGTCATCAAGGCAAACGATCTAGTCTTGCCTGACCCTCGCCCACCATAGGCACCTCGATAGCGAGCTTCACCATCAAATATCGAGACTATCTTAGGGGGCAGTCGTATCTCTGCTCTAGTGGAGTTCTTCTTCATCAGGCATGGGCTCAGCTATCAACGTCACCGTAGTGGGTTGCATTGAAAAGTCACTGCTCACATGGTCCACCTGCTGTTTGTCGCCATACTTTCTTGGAGACATTCGCGCTACCTTCCACTTGCGGGAATCAACACGGAGCCTAGCACGTTGGATTGCATTAGAGTCAGCATCTTCAGCAAGCTCATCTGCAATGTCTACAATCTCGTCAGCATAGAAATCAGCCTGACAATCACGGGCTCTCGCGTACTGCTCCGAAAACGCTATCTTGTCTGCGTCTGTTACCCACTTCATTAAGGTGCTGAGTGCCGGCATTGAGTCATCACGGCAGATTTGACGGGCACTTTCGCCCAGAGCCAATCGCCTGCAGATGGTGCTCGCTAGTTCATCATTAAATATTGTTGGTCTGCTCATCGTTCTTCACATATACAAGGGTTTTGATAACATCGACATGATTTCTCTAGACGCTGATGCGCTAAGTAGATCACCTCATCTAGTAGCAGGGGATCGCGGTCATTAAGGGCCTGAGCAAAGTCGTTTACCAACTCTACGTCTGCCTCATGCATATCATCATCTATCGTTACGCGAATCATGGCCCGATTATATCACTCTAGCTGAGAGTCTTGTATCGATTCACTCCAAGCAACCTCGCTTGGCATATTCAAGTGGCACTGATCGCAAATGCCATAGGCCACATCCTCCTCGACACTCAACCAGTATTTGAGCTCAAACCCACAGTCATCACAGAATAGCTTTTTAAGCGTCATGCTTCTAGGTGACTCATTACCCTTTCGGTTAAGAGTAATCACCTTAGCCATCAGTCTAGCGCCTCCTCTGGGTACTGGTAGTACAACAACAGCTCGCAGTAATGCATGGCCTTTTTGATATCCTCAGCACCGTTTTTACCCTTGTGTCTCGTAACATACTTAACGATGTTGGCCTGAAAGTAGTCTAACTCATTTGCCGCAATATACTCGATAGGCTGTATAGCCATCTTGTAGTGATTGCCGCCCTCTTGCTTATCCAACGGATTCAAGCGCCACCTCCTCTTTTTCTCCAAAGGTTCTGTACAGGTAATCTAGGCTAATAGGCATCTCATCAAACTCTCCATCCTGCACCTCATTGAGCACCCAGATGCCGCGCCAACTATTGTTGGTCTGGTAGTTAAGGTAGTCCTCATCATGCGTGTAGAATATGCCGGCAAATATACCGGTCAGCCGCTTGCCATCAGCCCTCTTGTTAAACGCTATGGCTCTATCCTGAACGTGACCCATTACCGTGCTCATATGGAGCTTTTTAAGCATCAGCTCTGGGCTCGATACCGGCCTGCCCATAACACCACTGCAGTGATAGTGAGCGTAGCAAACACCATCGATCACAACCGGCTTTAGAAAATCATGCACCTCCCAACCCATCTCTTTGAGCTTGAGGTCATCATAGGATATTAGGCCATCCAGTTTTGCGTCAGCTTCCAGAGCCCTTTCAATGCGATACTCATGGTTGCCGATAGTGAACACCAGTCTGGGATTCCACTGCTTTTTCTTGTCGTGTTTAAGTTTGGCCTGCTCTGCCCTGATTGGCCCTAAGAACGCTTCCATTGCTTCTATGCCGGCTTGTACATCCTCGACATACCTGCGGCCTTCAAAAGATTTACTGCCTTTAGCGTCATGGCTAGATAGGGAAGGGAAGTCCCAGTGGTCCCCAATGTGTACGATTACATCGGGTTTGATTTTTACAGCATATTCGCCTGCCCATCTCAGGTGGTCCCAATTCTGGTTCGGCTTAGTCTGTGTGTCAGGAATCACCATATGCCTTGGGCGTACCTGACGATTAAAAAGTTTGAATACTTGCCACATAAATCCAAAACCTCCTAACGTCAGTATACACCCTTTGGCGTGTTGAGCAATTAGTAGCTATCGGCCTCCAGAATCGCCTCTATTGCTTTTTTTTGCTGTGGCTTGATCCACGCATGAAATTCAACCAAACCCTCCTCTCTGCGCCTTTCTCGCATCTCTCGCATGATCTGCGCCTTTGGCTTTGGCTTTACCTCTTTACGAAATATTGCATCAAAATTCTCTGCAAACCCAGTCCGGTCAGGAATGGGGCGCGGAGCTGAACCCTTACCCATTGTCGTTCTCCAGTTCGTATTCAGCCACCATGCACTTCTCGCCAAATCGATTGTACACCGGCACCTGCGTTGATTTTACTTTATAACCCATGCACTTCAGGTCATAAACCCTTGCGGCCAAGCGGCTAATGCCAAGCTCCTGCCAAGCGTTAAGGGTGGTTAGCTTACCACCCTCTCCTAGATATTGAGCTACTCGCTCACTTTGACTTAGATTTTCCATACATCCTCCTAGTGATTAATTGATTAAGCTTCACACAAACCTTGCGCACTGAGTAACTTGTCGCGGAGCGTATCTTCAATGCTAAGGTATATAGCGTCACGGTAACTATCTGCAAAAGACAGGCTGTCACTATCGCCACCAACCACAGCATTAGAATGCAGGCGTTTAGTGTCACCAAAAGCCGCACAGTGATAAAAGACATCCTCATGCTCCTCCATGCTAATGTTTTCTTTATCAGCGTATATCAACTGCAGTGACTGGAATAAGCCACGGAAGCTCTGGGCATTGCGGTACAGCACCTCGATAAAAAGCTCACCGTACTCAAAGCACGCCTCTGGGATGTAGTCCTCAATCCATGATGGGTGCGCTCTCAGCCAAGAATATACTGCCAAGTCTTTAAGATCATCGGACAGGCTCATCAGGTCATTGTCCCAATCAGCCGGTGCCAGTGCAATTACATTTTCAAAATTGTATTTCATTACGCTACCTCCTGTTCATACCAAGCCAAAGTGCCGTAAGACGGTCTGCGAGTTTTGAAGGCCTCTATCCACTCATCTAAAGTTAAGAAGTTAAGACGGTATACATCGACAGTCTCCAGATCGGTGTAGCTCAGATCAGTAGGGTGGACCCAGTAGAAATAGCCATTACCTTTAACTAGCTCCCATCCAGATTCGATCTCTTGGATGGCCTTGTTGACTTTTTTGATTGTTAATTTCATATCTTTCCCCTTGATTGATGGCCCCCGCAGGGGCCGGTTAGATTAAACTTCGTATCTCGCCTCAAACTCTAGCTGTTCATCGTAAGCGCGGAGGTAAGCGTCATGACGCTCTTGCGCCTTATACTCTGGAGTGTCATAAGGCCAATCATCATCGCCATCATTTTCAACTGGAAAACGGGCAATTTCCAAAGCATCTAGAACATCAGCAACAGCATGGTAAATATCGCCATCGATGTAATCGTACTCTGCCGTACCGATAGATAACCCTGCCACCTCAACCATGTGTCGCTTGTCGTGATCTTCAGGATCGCGCACTGAAGCTACATAACCTTCGCCATCAAAATTAGTGATTAGGCCTACCTCTGTACCGTAGCAATCTAGAACATCGTATGCCTCGAATGGTACATCTTTTTTGACTACTTTCATGTTTTTCCCCATATATCTCGTTAGTGAGGTTACATTGTAATCGAGTAACGGTTACCGTGCAACCCCTTTTAACAAAATAATTTTACCAGTCCAGACTGCAGGC